GTAAAAGGAACAGTAAAAACGACAGTGTTGGCATCAGATAAATTAAACACCTTCGACAAACAACCAGTCTTACCCGGCATAGCATTCACCTGTGAGTACTGATTTGAGTCAGCATTCACTGGCAAATACCACAAAAGAAGACCACCTTGCTGAAACGGTTGCGCGTTGACTTGCAAAATAAATTCAATATCAGCTTTAAAATACCTAAAACCAATCAACTTCGAGTAAACGTTAAAAGTTTTTGCAACATCTATAAAACAATCAATAGAAACTAAATTCGAATTAAAAGTGTTCGATGAACTCCACGTAACCGACTTCACAACTTGCGGACGTTCAAGAAAAGACATCAACGTGTGACGATACTTTTCATTGGCAAACATATCTAATGGCAACGGAACGTGCGACACGACATGTCTATCCATATCCATCTCCTCCTTGAAACTAACAGTTTCATTTTGAACAGAAATAGTTGGCTGTTCTCCAACAATACCTTCACTAGTAGCAACTCAAGTATTAACGTCCAAACTAGTAACGAGTTAGTCCACTAGAACGACGGGAGGGAGTGATAGCCTATATTTAAGGAGCCACACATCAACTCACTAGGGCCAAAAGACCCTGCTCCTACTGGCAGACACCAGTAACCCAGAAACACACTATGACCATATTCCTCCATTTAGATCAACGGCTTGCCAGGCTTTCACAAAACACACATCTCGACAACAAATTCATATATGTTCTATGTACATATATTCCTCGCCAAGCATGTTTGCTCGATAGCCAGCTAACGAATCAAAACACGGCACAGGAATAGAGCGCGATAAGTACATAGAAGTCACGCTCTTCTTGAACCTTTCAAACTCCTCATCGCTGAAATGAGCACACTCACGCATGCTAGCTTCAGCAATGTCATCACGCACTTCATTCCACCGGTTTGTTTTGTGGAACCAATAGTTCATCTCTACAACCACTTCCATCGGCAAGGGAGCCAAATACCGACCAACTGCATTCTCATAACGAAAAGCACGTTTAAGAAAACGCACTTCCGTCAAGAGACGATAATCAAAAGGCCGATGCTTGTCTTCACTCGTCAACGTCATACCAATGGAAGCAAAAGCTCTGATCAACTCTTCTGGTTCCAAAACCCTCTTCGCAACACTCATGATGTTATCATCACCGTACGTTACTATCACACACGACCGGACAAACTGCGGAACAGTCATCCCACACAACTGCACAACATAGACCCAAGCGATATACTGATAAATGGAATTCAACATTGTGGTCATTGGATTTCCCGACGGATTCCCATGATCACACTGATACAACACACTCCGACACAAATGCACACTGCTAGCCAACTCAGCCCACAACACGCGCCGAACATCATCACATCCATCTGCATACCAAGCATTAACAACATCAAGCACACGCCAAACTATCTCAGCATTCAATGAACCATCATAATTTGAAAAATCACCTGCCAATATATTATCACCTTTTGTTAACAACCTCTCAGCAAACAAAGTCCATTCCACATCATGTACATTAATACCAACAGCCACAGAATTTGCAACTCTATTCCGCATCACATACGCCATGAAAGCACCAAAATACTGCCTAAACACAATAGTAAAATCCACCGGACCGCCGCTAAACAGTCGCGGCTTCAAATACTTCTTATCCTGCACAGGACGCCTCTCATCCTTCAAATGATCGGAAAAAACAGTCAAAGATCTCCGTCCATCTTTAGCCCTCTCAACTCGGCGCTTACAATCCTCAACTAAATCTGGTTCAATCGTCTTAGCATCCAAATCAATCCACGACTTCTTACCAGGCCGACGCGCAGAAAGAACATAGGGATAACCGCTCGAACTAACAACATTCACACTGTCAACATGCTCATCTCCATCAACTCCAAATACTGATTCCTCAATAGTCAATGGCCGCGTATTGATGTCTTTACCACACAGCGGACGCTGCGCTATCAAGCGAATAGCCTCCTGAGTCGCGAGATCCAACTTCTCATCATCAAACTTCACATCATCCACAGGCGCGATTTTCTGTAAAGCTCTCATCTTTACATCAACATCACCAACTTCTCGCTTATCAAACGGTGTCACTGCTGGTCGCGTTGTTGCAGGCCCCATGGCACCATAAAATGGACTTCGTGAAATATTAGACCTGACAGCATCTGAAATTCCGTTATTAACCTTACCAATTACATCAAAAC